TCAGTGCGTCTCGTGAGTCGCTTTTTGCACTCTGGCCAATGCAAGCGCAACGAACATGTCAGCATCTCCCTGCAGAACCCGTAAATGGTCCTCGACATGATCGCCATTTTTCTGCTGTTCTCTGGAGTCGACCAACCGAGTGACTTCGCACAACGCATTGGCGGTGACCCATAGGCTCTGACGTAGCTGCCCAATGATTTTCACCACACTTTCGGTGCTGTCGTGTTCGTCGTCACCGTACCCGTTATGCCCTGCGGGCAAGCTGGGTAAAACCGGCACCTCCATTCGATTGTGCGAATCGATGCCCGTCACCACGCGACTGATGTCGACGCCTGCCGCGGCGATACGGAAGAGATAGTCGGCTCTGGGCAGACGCTGTCCGCTTTCGTAATGACCTTGAGCGTTGGCTTCTACGCCCCCGATGGCTCCGAGGGCACTTTGCGTCAGCTTCAAGCGTTTCCTTTCCTGTTTCAGGCGTTTGCCAATACCGTTCATCAACCTACTCCTGCGAGATCCACGCCCTGGTTTTCGTTCTAATAGGACGCGCAATGGGGGCCGGAATACGGGCTGGGTAATCTTTGTAGACTAGCCTCGTACTAACTTGTTACTCCCAAAGTGGAAAGCAACGGATAGACAGTAGCTGGTCAATTGACACTACGACGCTCTTTCCGATGTTCTGCGGGTGAATGAGTGTGCGGATGGAGGGATTACCCCAAAAATACACGTTACTGGATGGGTTGCTTATCCGGACGGATGGGAGAAAGGCGTGGACCCACACAAATGGTGGGGGCAAAATGGCGTTCACGCGAGAGGGTCTTTCACCTCGTTTGGATCAGCGGGCGAACATGCCCCACCAGAACACATGGCCAAGAATAGCGATCTGTTCTTCCTGAATTTGCTGGAAGGTGTAGTCCTCATCGGGATGTTCATCGCGGTTGAAGCTGCGCAAGCGAATGCCTGACGGCAGGCGATAAACCTGTTTTACCCGCAACTGGCCATTGTGATTGATGGCGTAAAGATCACCGTCGACGATGTCGCCAATCGCTGATTTGCCGACGTTGACGCCGACCGTTGCGCCATCTCGCAGCACGGGCAACATGCTGTTGCCACGGACCGTCACGCACTTGGCATGATCGAACTGAACGCCATTGTTGCGCAGGCTACGTTTGCCGAATCGTAACGACGCATTCGAGCTTTCCTCGATCACGAATCTTCCTGAACCCGCAGCCAATTCAACCTCGCGAAGAAAGGGTACCGACACTTCGTCGACGTCCAGCGGCGTCTCGTCGTCCCAGACATTGATGTCCTGCAATTCCGGATGTTCGGTGCGATGGCCGTCAGCCATTGGCGCGCTCAGAGGCGCGCGCCCGCGTAGCTGGTCGGTGGATACCCGGAAGTAGCTGGCGATCTTAGATATGTGCTTATCGGCAGGATCGGCGATTTTATCGTTGAGGATCCTGGACAGCGTTGATTGTGGCACCTCGGTGCGACGGTGCAGTTCCGTTGGACTGATACCGTCACGTGCGAGCAGCGCTTTGAGTACGTTCGAAACCGTGCGTTTTTCCATGGTGTGCATATTGGTTCGCGTTTTTGCATATTGCAAATGCTATTTTGCAAATGTTTAATGCGTCAATGCATATTTGAGTCGATGACTCATCCACAGAGGAGCAGGCAATGATCTATCGCAACGTAGTCAGTGCGGTCGTGAGAGTGATGGCGGCGGAGACACTTCAGGACATTCGCAGTCAGTCGTGGCAAAGCAAAATCGACCCTGGAGAAGTCCGTTGGAGAGGCAACGGATTATCGAAAGACGACATGAAAATTTATGACTGCTGGATGCACGCGCGTTTGCACAGTGCATTGAGTATCGAGCATTGGGTCACTCTCACTGCCAGGTACTCTACGCACCTGGAGCACAAGGTGCAGGCGCTCCAGCAACTGAACGAGTGGATTGGAACCCCCGCGCCTGCTAGGTTTCGTGAGCGCTGCATTGCGACATGGGGCTTTCCGAAGATCAAGGGGGCAACGACGGCGAAGCGTTCCATTGGCACTTTACCTGCGTCCTGGTATGACATGTCCAATTGGGATGACGAGCAGCGTTCCGATCGAACACGGCAGCGATGGGCCAGCGGTATTCGTCGCACACTGGATGCTCTGGTCGACCAGGCACTGGTCCGGGTTCAGGCACTCTGCGACGATGAAGGCGTGTTCGATGATGATGCGGCCTGAAGGAGCAAACGTATCTTCTATCACTTGATCCGCCCTGCATATGAACTTTCTTCTCCAGTGATCCCGGCCCTCGCGCCGGGATTTTTATGCGCTGAGTACGGGAGGGATAAAAATAAAATTGCATCAATGCATAAATATTTGTTTACAGCCGTGTCGGCGAGGCGTAGATTTTGTCCATGCTCTGGTTTTTGTGCTTGTGCATAACCAGACGCGCTTCGACAGCAAGGGTGCTTTATACGGCCACACCTTGGACCTACAAACCCTGTGTTCCGCTGTCATTCAAACTTTGCGAGAACAGCCATGACGCCGGACAAAGATCCGTCAGTGTGGGCTGACATCTGGCTGGCGCTGAGCAGTCCGACTTGGCAGGGCGCGGGCATGGCCGTGATCATTTCGGTGCTTCGTGTGCTGTACGACGCCAAGGAAACCAGCAAGCTCAGGGTGGTGCTCGAGGCATTGATCTGCGGTGGGCTAAGCCTCTCCGCCAGCAGCATCATTGAATGGATGGCATGGCCGTCCAGCCTGTCGGTCGGCGCAGGTGGTGCCATTGGCTTCATTGGTGTCACGGCGATTCGCGAGCTGATCATTCGCTTTATCGGCAGGAAGGTGGACACCCTCTGAGCCAGCCACTTCCCATTTTTCTGACTTCCTCATCAACCCGCTTCGGCGGGTTTTTTCATGGCCGCAAGCTGGCCCTTCAGGGCGCGTGTCGGCTTCACACTGCAATTGGATTAACCATGGAAAACACCTCTGCAACCGGTGGTTACTTGATGCCCGGCGGCCCAGCGCCGCCGACGGGCGATTCGGTGCTCGACGGCGTGCTTCAAACCGTGCTCACAGGCATTACGGGGTTGCCCGGCGATCTCGTTCGCTTGCTTTGGCAGGCATCGCCTACAGAGACGCCGCCATCCGGCACCGACTGGTGCGCCTTCGGCGTGCTTTCCGTTACTCAGGATGCCAGTCCGGTGATTACTCACGACGGTGCGGGAGACGGTGTCGATGTTTATCGGCGCCATATGGACATCGAGGTGCTGGTCAGTTTCTACGGCCCGAACGCTCGACTTTATGGCCAGATTCTCAGCGATGGAATGTATGTCCCGCAAAACAGCGAGGCGATGCGCACGGTTCAAATGGCGTTCATTTCCGCCTCGGCGCTCACCGCTGCCCCGGAACTTCTGAACCAACAATGGATTCGCCGCTACGACCTTACCATCCGGCTACGTCGGCAGGTCGTAAGCACATACCAGGTCCTCAATATTCTGTCGGCAGGCATTCAGACCTCTACCGACTGATGCACTATGGAGAAGCATATGCAGACTCTTTCTGTTTCGGACGTGGTAAACGTCCAGATCGTCATGTCCCCAAAGGCCGCAGGTACCCGTAACTTCGGTGCGCTGCTGGTACTCGGTTCATCGCCGGTTATCGATACACACGAACGCTTACGACAGTACTCCAGCCTGGACGGCTTCATTGCCGACTACGACACGAACACGCAGGAGTACCTCGCGGCCAATCTGTACTACGCACAGGACCCTCAACCCCTCACGATTTTCGGTGCTCGCTGGGCAAAGACTGCAACGTCCGCCGTACTTAAAGGCGCTGCGCTGTCGGTGGCTCAACAAGTGCTAGAGAACTTTACGGCGGTGACGTCCGGTGGCATGCAGCTCAGTGTCGACGGCACCGTCAAATCCCTGAGCGCAATCAACCTCTCGGAGGCCAGCAATCTCAATGCCGTCGCTTCGGCGGTCACCAATGCATTGGGTACCGCTGGCACTTGTGTATGGAATGCGGTGTATGACCGCTTTGAAATCATCAGTGCGACCACGGGAGAGAGTTCAACCATCAGCCATGCAGATGAACCCGTTTCAGGCACTGATATCTCGTCGCTCTTGGGTCTGAGTGCAGGGCGCGCTTCGGCACCGGTAGATGGGAGCGCTGCGGAATCCCTGCTGGATGCGGTCACCGCGCTCGCAGGCATGTCCCAGGAGTGGTATGGCCTGGTTATCGCCGACCCTTCTATTTCGGATAATGATGTGCTGGCGGTGGCGGCCTATATTGAAGCGAGCGGCCAGAGCCGCATCTTTGGATACACCACCCAGAGCGTTCTTACACTCGATCCTGCGAGCTCCACTGACCTTGCATCGAAACTGAAGGCGGGCAATTACAAGCGCACTTTTGATCAATTCTCGAGTGCCACGCCGTACGCCGCTGCATCAATGTTCGGTCGCGCGTTCACCGTTAACTTCAATGGCAATCGAACCGCAATCACCCTCAAGTTCAAGCAAGAGCCGGGTATCGGCGCCGAAAACATTACCGAGAGTCAGGCGGCTGCCCTGAAAGCCCGCAATTGCAACGTTTTCGTCAAGTACAGCAACGATACCGCCATCATTCAGGAGGGGGTGATGGCCAACGGATATTTCTTCGATGAAGTGCATGGCCTGGACTGGTTGCAGAACGACCTGCAAACCGCAGTTTACAACCTTCTGTATACCAATCAGACCAAGGTCGCTCAGACGAATGCGGGCATAAACCGCATTTTGGCCACTCTAGAGGCCCGACTTGATCAGGCTGTTGCTAACGGTCTGTTAGCCCCCGGTCAATGGAACGGGCCCGACATGGGTGCGATCGTTTCCGGGCAATACCTGACCAAGGGGTACTACCTCTTTGCCCCGTCGGTAGACACACAGTCCCAGGCAGAGCGCGAGGCTCGCCGGTCCCCCGTCATTCAGGTAGCGGTCAAGTTGGCCGGTGCCGTTCATTTTGTCGACGTCATCGTCAACGTCAACCGCTAATCGGAGTATCAACATATGACCGCTTATTCATTCCTTGATGTAAACGCAACGCTGGTAGGGGCTGGCGCAATCATCGATCTGGGAGCTGGTGCCGGAAATGCAGGTACCGGCATCAGCATCACTCAAACCAACGCACGGAATACGATGACGATGGGACTGGATGGTGAAGGCATGCATTCCCTGAGTGCCGACAAGTCGGGAGTCGTGAAGATCCAGCTGCTCCAGACCTCACCGGTCAATGCCAAGCTGATGGCGCTCTATGATGCCCAGACGCTCAACTCAAGCCTG